GAAGCAGGAACAGACGCAGGCACAGACGCAGGCACAGACGCAGGCACAGACGCAGGCACAGACGCAGGCACAGACACAGGCGTACAGACACAAGATAAGGATGTTGATTCTTTAATTAAAGATTTAAAAAATTTAATTATCGACCAAAATGTCCCATTAAAAGATAATAAAACCTTCTTTATTGTTGATAAAAAAATTTATTATATCGATTTCGATAAAATTACGATAGAGCAAAATGAAAGAATATTAAAATTTCAAAATACAGTTAATGTAGTAAATAACATAAGTAACGAAACAATAAAAATCCCACTGCCGTCTGAAAGCGTTACAAAAAGCTTTTTTGCAAAACAAAATATAGAATTAAAATCAAAAGATTATTATAAAATAAAATATGAAGATAATAAATTTTATTATATAATAATAATCGAAGATATAAAAACATTTAATAAATCTTTTTCCATTATTCCCTCTAATTCAACCTTTCTCATCACCCACGACAATCAAAATTTATTACTACACAAATATATATATCATACGTTGTTATTGTTAGTGCAAGAATATTCCAATTTAATAATCAAAAAATAAATGATATAAGAATTAAACTCTATTATAAGACGAATAGTGGTGTCATTCTACCAGACAAAAGACCTATATCGTGACTTTATAATGGTTGTGTTTGGATTTTTAAGTTTTACTTATTAGTTCTATTATAAAGTTAATGGTTTTATTACATTAGTCTTGATATAACTGAAATTGAGATGAAAAGCGTTTGTCAGTAGGATCTAAAATCTAAGAAGTCTAACAAAAGCGTAATAAAACAAACAAATACTACCAACCGCTGTAAAAAGCCGTCAAATGGTAGTTAGGTTCCTTCGAGGAACTCATTTACAGGTTGAAAGCCAAACTGACTTAATGGAAAAATGTATTTGTCTCATTTTTCTCTTCGGTCGGTGTAATATAAATATCATATATATTAAGTTTTTTATTTATTTTTTTGGTTCGTGTAATTAGAATGATAATACGAAGAGAGGGTACATATACGACTGGTTTTAAGTATTACAAAGGTAATGATGAAATAAAAGATAAATCAGAGTTAGAAACAATAAAAGGATATAAAATACCTCCTGCATATCAAAATGTAGTTATTGTGAATACAAAGAAAATAATAGCATATGGTTACGATACTAAAGGTCGTAAACAAGTAATATATCAACCAAATTTCATAAAAAAGCAAAATGACAAAAAATACAAGAAAATTTTTACATCCATGAAGATATTTGAGAAGATCAAGAGAACCGTGGCAAAGGATTTAAAAAGCTCAAATATCAAGAAGAAAGAAATTGCAATGATAATTACATTAATATTTACATGTGGTTTCCGAATTGGTAACAAAAAATATGAAAAAGAAAATAATTCCATAGGTCTTACAACGCTGAAGTTTTCTCATCTTAAATTTCAATCTAATAAAATACACATAGATTTCATAGGTAAGAAAGGTGTACGTAATATTGCAATATGCAATAACAAATATATTTACAATTATTTAAATAATAAATACACTAATACCAAAGATACCAAAGATGACATATATGTTTTTTCATATAATGATAAAAGCATTACATCGAAAGATGTTAATGATTATCTAAAAGATATTGATAGTAAAACAAAAATAACATCAAAAGATTTAAGAACATGGAATGCCAATTATCTCTTCATGAAGTACTTTAAAGAGAGAAAGCATAACATAAAGAACCCTATAAAAAATGCGATTGAAATAGTTGCAACCAAACTACATAATACATATGCTATATGTAAGAAAAGTTATATAGATCCAAGGATTATAAAATATGCAGAAGTACAAGATAAAAAATGATATATAATATAAAGATTTATATTATTATAGAATAAATAGTTGAAAATGGAAATAGATATAGCTATCAAGAACTTGAAAGAAATGCTTATAGATAGATGTGATGATATAGCGATGTTCGAAGAACATGAAGCAGATATAGATAGAGACTACTTCTATGCTGATAAAAATATTATAGAGTTTCAAACATCAAATACAACGCTTATATTTGCTCTTACTAAAAAACTACGTAAAAATATTATTGACGAACTCAAGGCTGGTGAAAATAGTATAGATATATTTATACAAAAATATAATAACAAGAAAAATATTATTCTAATCTTTAATAATGATACAATTTCAATGCCAGTTATGTCTCAACTAAACAAATACGATAAACTATTTCAGAAGAATGGTGGTATGTTGCAATTCTTTCAACTAAAACAACTTATGTTTAATCCTACAAAACATGTTTTCGTCCCAGAACATACAAAATTAAATGACGAAGATGCGGCTGATATAATGCAAAAATATATGATTAGAAGTCGCTTGCAAATGCCAGTTATTTTACATAATGATATTATTGCAAAATGGCTTGGTCTAAAACAAGGAGATATTGTAAAGATAAAAAGGTACAATGAAAATAGTGGTGTATCATATTATTATAGGTCTTGCATCTAAATAAAAAAATATAAATATATTTTATAGAAGATAAACTATAATATCTAAATATGGGAGACACTATAACAATAAATAATTTTGCACTTGACCGTATAAAAAGAGTTTTATTAAGTTATCATAATATGTTTATGAGTGAAATTCGAGATCCCATTACAAAAGAATTATATATATTTAGTGAAATGAGTAAAATAGGCGAAAATAATAAATCTAGCGTACCTACTTCGTGGAGTTCTACTGCGAAAAGTTATAATATACAAACATTTAACAGTTTTATAGACGCAATAGTTAATTTCAATCTTTCTAATAAAGTAGAAAACTATAATCAATTATTAAAAATCAAATCAAGTAATACTCAAACAACATTTAATGATGGTGTAATAGTAAATATTTATTCATGTATGAATATAGTAAATGTCTTTATAGATATTTTAGAAGCTTATAAGGACTTTATAGATACTAATACTAATTTCAAAGAATTATTAAATGATATTGTTGGAATACATATAGTTGAAAAATATTCAAAGATCAGAGCAACAACAAGTTCAATAATAGATCAAGGTTTTATAGACAAAAATGTTGGTTATGTAAAAACATTTGAAGAAGGAAAAATTTTATTCTTATCTATTAATTCATTTTCATATACCGACGCTAATACCAATAACCATATTTTTACTCCTTATAGTACTAATAACGATATTGCTGCTTACAATACGAATGATATTGCTTCATACGGTTTATTTGCAAATGCTGATACCACCAATGGGGTTTTTCACACCGGTAGAACTAAAATTAATTATAAAAAACAAACTGTTTCAAAAAATAGTGGTGTAATTAAAATGAATACTGATGATCAAAATTACGATTATATTAATAATACCACATTATTTACTTTAGAAAATAGAGATAAAAATATACTTAAAAATTTTCTTTATTTTTTGATGAGAATAAATCCAGATAATGCAAGAATACAAGTATATGCTTTATATTATTATTACAAAATTATTAAATTATATATATTGTTAACATTAGCAACATATAATATAATAATTTATAATATATCATCTGCTAGTGATTCAAACCTTAAGTATTTAAAATTATTGGAAATTGTTATAATTAATAACACTGGTAATGCAATATTTACTAATATTACTAAAATTACTAATGTTGATACTTTAAATTCTGTACCATCACAAGAAAATATTAATAAAAATACATATATTAAAACTTTATATAGTAATGTTTTATCACATATACAAAGTGAGTTAAATTTATTGATTTCAAATTTATATAATAATACAAACTACGCTTCAATACAAAAATTAGATACTTTATACAATAAATCATATATTGCCAAAACTATCACCTTGTTGACCAATCAAAATAACTCGCCTACAGAAGATGTAGTTGAACTAAAACATGATGATACAACTACTATCAATGAAAATGAATTAAATTACATAATAAAACATTATAATATTTTATTAAAAATGAAATCTTATAATATAATTGGATATAAAAATCATGTTGGTACTGATAATGCTAATGGAAATTTTGTAATAAAAGCTACAACAGATATAGAAAATATTGAATTACCATATATTAATGGTAGTGATACAGATATAGTATTTAAATTAGTAAAAAAAGGTTTATTAGATTTGAAGCAAGATTATAATAATAATAAATATAAACTAGAAGACATCAATGCAAACATAAGTATGAATATATCAAAGATCAATAATCAGAAAAATATGTACAATTATCAATATAGTAGAGATACACTTTTAACTAATCAATTATATGCGTATTATGTTATTATTGGAGCTATTTTTTTGGCTATTATTGGAATGAATATAATTAAAATAGAAAAACCATTGAAAATATTGATATCGATGGTATTTACAGGTATAATAGTTTTGTTATTTATAATATACTATATTATTGGTTCTGCTTATATTGAAGAATTCAAAAATATCGAGAAATTCTATGCTTTAAAGAACATAACTACTACAACCAGTTTGCAAGAAAAAAAGATTATATTATCTGATAATATAGAAGGTATTAACTCGCGTTTTATTGAATTATTATCTAAGTTAATGAGTGTAATAGCTCTTCAAGAACCATTAGATTTTTATAATGAATTAAATGATGTAATGATAAATGAAAAAAGTGATAAAGAAAATATTGTAGATATACTATCATTTAAGAGATCATTAGGAAATTCAAATATAGATATATTAAAATATGAAATAAATAATAAAAAGATAAATATTACAGTACTTTTGTTTAGCTCGTTAATAGCTATAGGGCTTTATATTGCTAATTTATATTTTTCAGAAAAATACACAAACCTTATAGTATTTATAGGTATAATTTTCTTTATAATAATATTTTCATATTACATAATATTTACTAGCAAAACTGTTAGAAATAGATCTTCTAATAAATATTGGGGGCCTGAAAATAACAAAAGATTATAATATATATAAAAATTTATAATATATATACAATATAATGTCTGAAAAAAACGATATAAGTAGCAGTAGTAGTAGCATTAGCAGTAGTAGTAGCATTACTATAAGTGATAATTTTAGTAAAGATCCTGATTATATTCCAAATACATTAGATAATGAAGAATCACTAGACACCAATTTTCATAAATTAGAAGACGATGAAGACGATGAAGACGATGAAGACGATGAAGACGATGAAGACGATGAAGACGATGAAGACGATGAAGATCGTCGTCAAAAAATATATCTAATTATGAACCATTCTCAAAGTAAAAATATCAAGGACAAAAAAAAACGCTTGAAAAAAACTTTAAGTGTAAATAAAACCATTAAAAAAAAAAAATATTCTTTTTATAAAAGATATAATATTTTAGAAAGAGAATATTTTGATAATCTTACAGAAACAGAAAAACAACAAGTAGATGAATTGGAAAACAAACTTGTTGTAATTACAAGTAAAGATACAGAACCTTTGCGTTTTAAATTCTTAAAACTTGATATTCCAGATAGAAACAAGAAAATCATAATTTCCAAAATTAATAACTTAAACCAAATGTCATTATCAAAATCTGGAGAATATTATAAATTACATAACTGGATAAATATTCTAAATGATATTCCTTTCAATAAATATTATGAAATCCCAATAAAAAATACAGATGGTAATAAAATGATTTGCGACTTTCTTGAAAGCATCAAAAATAGAATGAATAATACAATTTATGGTCATAAAGAAGCTAAGGAACAGATTATTCGTATATTAGCTCAATTAATATCATATCCTAAAGCAAATGGATATATAATAGGTATTCAAGGGAGTGCTGGAGTTGGTAAAACAAAACTAATTAAAGAGGGTATATGTAATGCGTTAAATTACCCGCATGCTTTTATTTCTCTCGGTGGTGTTGAAGATGCATCTTATCTAAGAGGTCATTCATACACATATGAAGGAGCAACATATGGTAAAATATGCGAAAGTCTTATTAAAACAGATATTATGAATCCATTAATTCTTTTTGATGAATTAGACAAGGTATCTGATACATATAAAGGTACAGAGATTATAAATACATTAATACATATTACTGATCCTGTACAGAATGATAAATTTAACGATCGATTTTTCGAAGAGATCGATTTAGATATTTCAAGATCAATGATAATCTTTACTTATAATGATGAAAGTAGGATTAATCCTATTCTCAAAGATCGTATGATTATAATAAATGTTCCTGGATATAATCAAAAAGAGAAGCTTATATTAGCAAGGGATTACCTTATTCCAGAAATACTAAAGCAATATAATTTAACAAAGGATGATGTTATATTCAGTGATGATATATTAAAATATATTATAGAAAACACAGAGATTGAAGATGGTGTTAGAAATCTCAAAAGAACAATAAATAATATTATATCATGGATAAATATGATGAGATATGTATCAATAGATAATATAAAAATTAATACACCATTTGAAGTTACAACAAAATATTATGAAACATATTGTAAAAATTATAATAAACCTTCGATATCAAAAGATATTTTACATTCGTTATATTTATAAAAAATATAAATATCTAAGTAGATAAATGACAGATACGAATACAACTGATCAATTTATATTTTTTGGATGTTGGAATAGAATAAATTGTGATAAAGAATATGTTGCTAGAAATATTGTATTAGATTATATAAATAAAGAAGAAGAAAGCATTCAAGATTTATATTTAGCAGGTGATAACTGGTATCCTAATCAAATTGAAGAAAGTGCAGACGAAGGCGCGACTGCAGAAGATATATATAAATATTATTTGTTACCAGTTTTAAAATCTGGGTATAATAAAATATTTTTGTTAAATAAAGAAACGCATATTGCATTAGGTAACCATGATGTCGATGTCGATGTCGATGTCGATGTCGGTCATATAAAAGAGAATTGTATGATTAATACACAAAAATATTATTTAGATAAAATTCAAAAACAAATAGATAATATAATAAAACCTTCTCTTAGTGAACTCGCTACTCATCCAAAAAAAGGTGGAGAGAATTCCATAACGCGTAATAAGATGATGTTATATGATGATATTGGTATTGTCGAAAAATCTAACTATACAATGATAATATTGAACACTAATAAATTTTTGGAAAACGGTTATATTGAAAATATATCAGCACAAATCAAAAAAATCAAAGAAATCAACATAAAAAACAAAAACAAAAAAACTATATTTGTTATGGGCCACGAACCTTTATTTTATAATAAAAAAGATAAAAAAGATAAAAAAGATAAAAAAGATAAAAAAGATAAAAAAGATAAAAAAGATAAAAAAGATAAAAAAGATAAACAAGATAAAATTCAAATATCGGATATTGACCCTGTAATATTTAATGAATTTTTTGATATTTTAGCAATAAATAAATGTATATATTTATGTGCTGATACACACAATTTTAGTATTATGAAAATAACGAAGGGTGAAAAATATATTATTCAGGTAACATCAGGAACAGGTGGAGCAGACCCAGACATAATTACTGAAACTGATGATATTGAAACTGATGATATTGAAACTGATGATATTGAAACTGATGGTACTGGAATAATTAATAATTATTCCATAAATTACATTTGTAAAAATGCATATGGGTATACAAAAATAAATGTAAACAAACTTGATGTCAGTGTTGAATATAAACAAATTTTAAATTGTCAGACTCAACAGAGTGGTAAAGTTTTTAAGTATGAAATTAAAGATTATAAAATTGTTGATATTGTTGATATTGTTGATATTGTAAATACTATAGACATAAATAAATACTTAACTGATAAAGAATCATCATGTAAAATTGATATCGCCACGAATATCCATGAATATACTATTACAGATACAGATACAGATAAACAGCAAGCGCCGGTTGAGTTTTGTTATAAAAAGAGAAAGGAGAGAAAGAAGAAATAAAGTTCATATATGAAAACAGTAATGGGTATTGGATAAAAGAGGGGGGGGGTACAAAAAGTAGATTTAATAATATATAGTTTTTTTACCTTATTAAAGTAGTAAGTTTATTAAGTAGATTTTTGTAATGTATATGTATATAATCATATTTATTTTAATCTCAGTTATAATATTTATATTATATTATACTTTATTGAAAAAAAATGTAGATTTGAAAATTGATACTGTTCCGAATATGTATTTCATGTCTCATGACGAGACTTCTGAATATCTTGAAGTTGATAATGATAATTATGTTAAAAATCTAACACCTCTGGATTTATATGCTAGAAAAGCCAAAGATCACCGAGAATATATAGAAAATATTAAGTGTACTGCTATATCTTTTACAGAAGATGAAAAACAATTACTTATCAAATGTGCAAAAAATGCAGATGTATTTTTTAAAACAAATAGTTTAAATGATCTTAAATATTCAAAATATTTAAACGGTAATGATATTGCAAATATTAGATGGGTTTTTGCTTATACATTTAAGAATAATAAAAAGGAATATGAAGAAGGACTACCTCATACCCGAGAAAATATTATATTTCTCTCAAAATATGTTATGAAATACGATGAGTTTAATTTAACAAATACATTAATACATGAAAAAATACATATATACCAAAGATATAATAATGAACTGTTTAGAAGTATTATATCATATATGAATTATAAAATATTAGATATTAATAAACAACCTTATAAAAAAAATATTCGATCAAATCCAGATACAGATGGAAATGTTTATTATGATATAAATACGCATAAAGAAATGGTCTGTCTATACAGAAGCGATAAACCAAATAGTATAAATGATATAATTATGAATAATTTTGCACTAGAACATCCATATGAAAAAATAGCATATGATATAGCAGATTGTTATTACAAAGCAAATCTCAAATATACTGAGAAATATATTACGCTTTAATTATTACATAAAAGATTTCTAAATAATAAGTATATATGGAGGAAATACTAAAACAAGCACCTGATAATCTTGATACAGAATATATTGAAAATATATTTAAAAAAAACGATTGTAAAATATTACCAACATTGATAGAATTATGGAAATTACAAGAAAAAGATATTAAACCACAAGGTAAATGGGATAAAATAAGAGAGACATGCGACGCATTTGACATTGAAATGGATAAAGAATTTATGAGTAAATTAAGAGGAAATAATAATATTCACATGCAAGAAGAAAAATCTAAAGAATAAACAAATACAAACAGAAATTTATTTTTATTATGTCCTATCAAAATCAGAACATGTCTTCACAGATTACAATTGAAGATCTTAGATATATAGTATCTCAACAATATAAATCTAAAGATGCAACAGAAACATATTTTAATTCATTATTAAGATACGCTAATAATATTACATCACTTACCGGTAAAGATTATTACGATACCATATATAACACTAGTGATTATATTGCTGATGAAGCCACTAGAAGTACTGGAATTCCATCAAGACATCCTATAAATACTGAGGATATGTTATATTATGACAAAACATTTAGATTTAAGTATTAAATAGTTTATAATATCTCCATATAATAATAGATTTAGAGGATTATAAATCCTACATTCAAAATGATACAATTACAAATAATTATAATTATATTTTTAGTATTATTTATTATAAGTGCAATACCTATTATTCAACTAAAATATTATAGCGATCTATATGATTACGTTGATACTATGAACAAACATTGCTACAATAATAACATAGAAAGATTAGAAAGACTACCTGAGAAAGATACCTATATTTGGAATATTTCTAATTATTTATATGATTTTTCAACAATTGATAACATTAAAGATAGAGATGAAAATTCTATGGTCGTTTATCAATCTTACATGAAATATTCAATTCCAATATTTTTATTATTATGGTTTTTTGGGATTGTATATATTGTATATTCAATTATATATAATTATATATATCTAGATTATTATAATATATCATTATTGATATACTTTTGTATTTTTATTGTTATTTTCACAGTAATATTTTCTATTATTTTAAAAAAAATAACTGAAATATATAATGATACCAAAATTCTATTATATTTAAAAACAATGCATGTAATTAATAATATATTAAATAATTCTGAAAATGATTATTTTAAATCTATAAAAAATAGTTCATACGATCCAAAATCAATAGATAATATATATAATGTGAAGAATGTTGTATTAGAAGACACTTTTCTAACAAATATTCAAGGAAAATTAACTAAAGAAGAAATAACTAATTATATTGAAACAATGATAAAAATGAAACACGATTTAAAATATAAAAATAAGGACAATATAAAGGATGCTATAAAGGATAAAATAAATGTAGTAACTTCGCTTATTTTAGCATATTTTATAATGATGATACCGCTATTATTGATGCTGTTACGTACCATAAATAATAACTATATATATATATATATTATATTAATTGTTGTGATTTGTGTAATTATATATTACATTTATAACTCATTACGATAAAATCTCTTATTTTAGTTATTCGATGTCGATAATATTGAAATCTTTTTTCTTTATTAGGTTTAAGGTAACTTAATAATAATGAATGCTAATTCATTTTTTGTTTTAGTAGCATTTTTAATAATGATTTTTATATTTATCAATGAACTAAAAAATATATCAATATTTATATTTAAATATAATTCTATCAAGGATATAGCAAATATTAATACTGGGCAAATGTGTAATAATGTTTACTGTGAAGCTGAAACAAGTAGATTTCAACTAGCAAATAATGTATACGATCTTGTACTACCTAACGATATTTATAATGCAAAAACATACACTATATTCGTCTTGTTATATGCTATAATATTATTTATATACGCTTTTCAACTTTTAATTTCATTATTATGTGATAAGAATATTAACCTTGCATATTCTAAATTTTTTATTGTATTTGTTATATTTTTACTTATATCTTTTTTTATTATGAATTTGGTTTTTAGGTATACACCATATGATGAAAAAGGTTATTTAAACTATTTTAATATGCCCAAGAATAATAATGATAGTAAATTATCATCTACAATATTGAATATTGCTATTATACCAGTTATTACTGGCTCAATATTATTATACTTTTTAGTAAATTATTTTTATAAAAAGTATAATAATGATGAAGAATTTAAAATTTTTAATACGTTTAGTTTCTTATTTACATTATTATATTTCACATATGCTTTATATTTCCTATTTAATATGATAAATATTGTTGAAACTTTTAAGGACAATAAAAAGCCTTATAACGTATACGAAAAAGATGATACATTATGGACAGCAGATATATCATATGCTTCAGAGAATAATTATTATTATAAATATTTTAACCTGAAGGATAAAGATGTACCATATTCTATATTTGCTCTATTAGGTTTACAAGGGTCATCAAGGCATAATAATTTTACTTATGAAGTATATGAATTGTATTCTCCTAATTTCATCTATCATGTTATTGCTTTATTGGCGTTGTTTGTAATAGTATTAATAATTGTATGTGTTAATTATATTTATTCCAGTTTTGTTGAAAAAAATGATGAAATTTTGGAAAAAATTATAAGAAATGAAAAAATTGTTAGTCTTATTCCCTTATTTATATTAATTATATTATTGATATATATATTAAACTTTACAAGTTTTAATACAACTTTTAATAAGTTTGTTCTATATGGTGCAACTAGTTCATCCTATAAACGTAACTTAAATCAACTAAATAATGTAGTTGTACCATTTATAGCTCTAAATGATCATAACAGTTATCAAGATGGTTATTTAAATCACCATATTATATTGAATGTATTAATATCATATCTAATAAATTTTGATGAAAAAAATATTATTCTAGAAAACTACAAAACATTTCCTTTTTTGTTGAATAATAATATCACCTTGAAATTTGAACAAAAAATCGATATTAATGAATTTAAAAATAATTATAAAATAGCATTCAATAAAGTATTATTACCTAATGAAAAACATACTATTGATGAAATCAACATTGACATTAACAAATATAAATTTAAAGATCATGATTTTACTAATAATAAATCTATTAATGTCTTGAAATATTTAATATATAAATCCCATGATATTATAAAAAAAATTAAAAAACCCGTATTAGAAAAAAGTGATTCTCTAATGTTAAATTTAGATAATAATTTAGATATTAACTTTAAATATAGTAGTTCAAATGGTTATATACATAATTTCATAATTACGAAAAAAGCTGGTTATGTTTTTGATGATATAAATGATGAAAATTTATCAAATTTGATAACGGATTTAAAAATTGTTGTTACACAACAAGAACAAATTAATGAAATATTAGTTATATTTATCGATCATATGATAAGCATACAAAATGATATACAAGCAATGAATAAAACAGACCTGGCGACTGAAAATAAAATAAAAATATATAATGAAAATATTTTGACATCACTTAAGATGTTGTCTGAAACAGATATTATTTATCCTGATAAAGAAATCATTATTAAAAAAAGATTTAATTTAAAACAATTATATACAAATATAATAATAAAAAATGCTTTATTCAATGTTGTAAAATCCAGCAACTATTTAAAAAATTCTATTGAAAATATGTATTATCAAATAAATAATAAAAATTCAGAATTAACACTATATCAAGCAAAACAAAATAATAATATGAAAATTACAAAAAGTGTCGATGTTAATTCCTATAAAAAACAGATAAATAGTATAGGACCAATAAATCAGGGCATCAACGTTTTAGAAAATATATTACATAAAGCTAATACAACATCAAGAGAAACATTTTTTTATACATATATAACTAATATTATTATACTAATTATATTGTTTTATTTTGGGTTATTAAAAACTTAAAACAGTAAAAAACTTTTCCATTTATCAATTAAGGGGATATTATATAAAATGAGACCACCACAAATTGTTTGGGAGTTTCAAAATTATATATATATGCTTAATAATAATGGTATAGAAAATAGTCCGTATGATGTAAGATACGATATAATAAATAAAACCTCACAAGACATATTATATGATACTCCTGAACAGAATAATGATAGTGTATATATATATGGTATGCTGCCTGTTGATATGATTTCTGCAGCATATATATCTTTTAAATATGATAACCCGGATATAAATTTTAATTTATTATCATCGGACAATACAATACCTAACAGTTATTATATATCAAATCTTTTTGATTGTAATGAAGGAGAGGTTGAATCCAAAAAAAGTGAAATGAAAAATGCATTAAGGGATTGTATAGTCAATAAAATAAATAATCCACTAAGTATTTATAATAGTTTTAATATTAATATGATGATGGTATTTATATCTTTATTTTGGTTTATATTATTTATTTTATTAATGAAAGTATTGCATTTATATTATAGAAATATATATTCATTTATTATATTTATATTCATATCATTTCTATTGTTATTTGGTATTGTATGGAAAATGCTGTATACACTTCAATAAATAATAAATTCAGAAATATAAAAAATTTTTATCTATAATACGATTAAGGAAAGTATACGTATTAAATGAATGCTGATGATATAACAGATGATACAACTGAAAAATATACAGATGATCAAAAGAAAAATGATATATTATTATCTAGATTTCAAAATATTTCTAAGTATATTAACACTAATGATTTGCCAACCAGTATATCATATGATAATTTAGCAGATATATTAATAGACGATTATGATCTTGCAAAATTTAGCAATGATAGATATGAATTTTATAAAGAGTATAATAAAATAATAAATGACGACCCTAGAATATTGAAACAAATCATTAATATAAATAATAAAAATAAATTGATAAGAAAAAAAGCAAAAAAAATAATTCAAAAAATAAAACATTTAAATTACAGAGTAATAAAAAAAGACGATGAAGCCGGTAAAATAATCGACGGAGAATTAAAAAAAAAATTGATTGAAATTTTAAAAAACAAATTTACAAAAATGGCAGGTGGTGGTGACAGGAATGCTAATTTACGAGCGGATATAAAAGAATTTTTAACACATCCTTCCCAAAGTGATGATAAAAATTTTAAAAACTTTGAAAAAATTAAAGAAAAAAATTTTGGTTCTAATTATAAAATTAAAGAATCTTTTAATGAAATGAAAGAAGATATAAAACACAGTAATGAAAAAGATTTACGAAAATATTTTAAAGATAATGGCATAAATAATTTAGACAGCCTTAATCAACCCATAATTAATAATGCTGATGATGATTATAAATACAAAAACGAGCAAAGTGCATTGAAAAAATTCATATCAGAATACGAAAATGCGTACAAAAATGATAAAGATGAACAAATTTTTAAACAAAATTTGAAAAATGCATTAACAAAGCTTGAAACAGCAGACGATAATCCTTTGGAAGTTTTGAAATTAACACGAGAAGATAGATTGGTTTTTATGCTTGTAACATTCTTTATTCGTTATATCACTGTATTGATGGTACAATGGTGTATAGATATAAATATAATACAAGATTTTTACCAAGGTTTCTTATTTTATGCATTTATTTATATTGTCATATTTTGGTTTATAATTATGTTTGTAAATATTGATATTCCTAAAAAATCTTATATGGATTTTGATACAGGTATGGGTAATATTCGTAATATTTTTTACTATTTTTACATGGGTACAAATGGTATAACTAGATTACTAACACATTCATTATTAATAATAATATTATTAATCATTCCAATTCTGTTAAATATTAAAGAAAAGAAGTATAATCATACAGAAGATAATATATTAGATTATGAAGAACGCAAAAAACTTATTAAAACTCTATCACTATTTACTATTTTCATATGGGTATTAACCAGTATAATTGCTACCAAATTTTAATAGATTGAAAAGTTATATTTATTTAGTTTAGAGAGTATTAGTCAATATTATGAGTAGAGAAAAAACATTGGAAGAAATAATAAGTATCAAGGAAGATGATTTAAAAAAAGATATTATAACATATTTTATTCTAAATGAAATTAAAAAAAAAAAACCAGAACTGTTTATTGACGAGATTGGAACAAAATATACAGAATTAAACAACATATTTAATACTATTTCAACTAATTTTACTAACTTAGACGATATTGTTATGAACGATACAATAGGAAAGTTTTATAGATATATAAATAATGCGAGATTAAAATTAATCGATAAAGATAATAATACTATTGAAGAACTTGGAGAAAACTATTTAAGTTTGATGAAAATATATGGTATTGATAGTGTTGAAAAAAATATTAATGATTTTGTAGATTTTATTAATAATGGATATAAGATTGAATTAAATTATAAAAGCAACAGTAAAGGCGACGGAGATGACAACGGTGCTGACAACAGAATTGACACCAATACAGGCACCAATGCAGGCATCTCCAGAACAGGCACCGATGCAGGCACCGTTGCAGGCATCTCCAGAACAGGCACCAATGCAGACGACGTGCAATTTACAAGAAATGGCAACACTGATCTAAATGTAATGTTTAATTTATTAGTACATATATCAAAAAATATTATAGGTACTGGTAATGGTAATAATAGTGGTAATGGTAATAATAGTGGTAATGATGATAAAAAATTTGATATTATAGATTTATTTCGTGTTATAAATATTGTAAAATTATTCACGGATATTAAAAAATCTGATACAAATGATGATCAAAATAAATCCAAAAATATACCAATGTTATTAAATTTTTTAAATACATCTCAAATCAATAAACAAGAAAATGGAAATACTAACAATATATTGAAAATATTACAAGTTTTTGAAGGATTAGCAACAAAACCAGCAGCAAAAGCAGAACCGAAAACAGAAGAAGAAAAAGCAAATGCAGATGCAACTACAACAAATATTACAAATTTCATACATTTCATGAAATTAATTTTAAATATAAATTATATACAAGAAACACACCCAGACGTTGGAAATGTATTGGATCCTGATGGTTTTGGAAATTTATTAGTATATCTTACCAATATAAGTAATGGTTTTGGAAATAAAGATATAAAAAAAGAATCAGAAAATTTAAAGATACTAGACCAAATTACTACTATTGATAATGATTTATTATTTTTGCTTCAAATGCTTATTGCCACAAATCAAATAAATAAAAATGAAAATGAAAATGAAAATGAAAATAATGGTCAGAGTATTCAATTGTTATTTGATTTAGCGTCGAAATTAGAATTATTTAAGATAAAAGATGATGTTAATAAAGATTATGTTATAATGGATGGTGCATCTGATATATCTACTATATTACGTTTCTTAACTGATGTTAGTGGCCAAAATCAAAAAGGAAATGATATTAATCAAATGTTAAAATTTTTAAATGTCACTAATAGTATGATGAATGGTGGGACATCTATGCTTGATATTATAAAAGAATTAGCACAACATAATGGTAATATTAATAGAGGACATAATTCAATAATTGTTGGAGGTAAAGATATCAATGATAACAACTACAAACAAATCAAAGCCATCAAATATAATATTGAAAATTATTATGAAGAAGCTAAAAGTTTATTTGAAGACTTTAAAAACGATAAAGAGCAGGATGGTAATATACAACAAGATGTAGAAAAAAATTATGAAAAAGCAGAAAATGTACTAACAAAAGCAGAAGATGCAGTAAAAGAAGCAAAAAAAGTAGGAGCAGACGCAGAAGAAGCAAAAAAAAATTTACTAAAAGCAAAAGATGAATTGGATTCTATGAAAAAAAAATATGAAAAAAATCTACAAAAAATTCTAGAATACAAAAAAAAAGAAAAGTCAAAATTATATGGACTACAAACAAAATTAGACACATGCAAAGAAAATGTTAAAAAAACTATATATAATTTGAAGGTACTTATAGATCAATTACATAAGGACATACAATCAAAGATAAGTATATTGCCGTATAATGACGACATAAAAAAAAATATAAAAGATATATATCAAATTCTCGAATATTTTAGTATAAATGATAATACAAATTCAATAATTAAGGAATTTATATCATTAGGTGAAAAAATAACACAAAAACAAAATGATATAGATACTGATATAAATATTTATATAATTAATATAGAAAAATTAGAAAGAGATAGTACTCGTAGTCACGAGCTTCAAAAGATAGAAAAGACTAATTTAATAATACCTAATAATAATGAAGGTACACGGGGTTTATTAGGCCAGACTTATAGGGGTAGTACAGGGGGGACAACACCGGATGATTTTAAAAATGGTTTTGAAAACTTTTCTAAAATTAAAGAATTATTAGAAAAACTTGAAAAAAATCTGGAAGAATTTAATGATACATCATATAGCAAAAATAAATCTTCATTTAAATCACCATCATTATATGAAAATATATGGGATGAATATGTGAAATATAATAAAATTTTAAAAACAGACAAAAAACCTACCGTATATGCAGATAATGATTTGTATGAAAAGATTAAATTACATAATTTAGATCCATCTATTGTTTTAAAAATTACTTTTGAAGATAGAGTAATTTTCATAATTATTATATTTTTAATACGTTTGATTGTAGTAATCTTTTTAGAACTACTTGTTGAATATAATATTATTCGAACATTACATTATTCGATGATTATATATGGTATGATGTATATTATCATAATAACAGTTTTAATAATATTAATCAATTATGACGCGTATAAATTACGTATTCTCGTAAATTATCTAAATCTTAATGCAAATTCTGGTAAAATATTTATTCATATTTTCCTCTTTGCTTTGTTTTTAAGTTTAGTATATATGATGATTAAATCACAAGATACTCTGAATAATTTTGGAGATTTCTTTGATTTTACGAACATATATAAGCATATTTATGAATTAACAGAGAGCTCAATAAAAACGAAATCTGATGTTAGATTGTCACAAAGTGAAAAGCTCAAATTACAATATAGAATAGATATTATTAGCACAATTGTATTTATATTTACATCATTTCTTGTTATGGTTCTTTAGAATAGTAAGAAAATATCAAAAAATATTGAGCTCTAGTATTCAATAATTTAGAATTAATAAAGTCTTCTTGTCTAAACATACCATCATTATTAGAAAATAATATTGTATCTATATTGTTGGCAATAACTGTTATATTAACAATAGTATTTGAATATGTTTTTAATAATATATTATCATACTTTCTTATTCGTTCTAAATTATATTCAGAATTAGTGAAATTAGATTTTTCGAATGATATTCTTGCTAAAAACCCTTTATTATCATCGTCGTCAGTGTAACTAGATACTTCGCATATTTTAATATCATCATTTCCTAATTTTAAATCCTTGTTCAAAAAATCTAGAAATGTAATTTTCCAGTCATTATTTATAAAAAAAACATTTTGATGATGATTATTAATAAGAACCCATTCGTCCCAATCTCCATTATTTTTATGCAAAATAAATATATATTTATATACTTTACTACCATCTGTAATTATCATATGAATTAAGGGTGTTAAATCTTTAACATATGACGGAAAGATTATTTTATAAGGTTCAATAAAGTTTTGTTGCAAATCTATACTTATATTAAATTGTAAAATATTTCTAACAGGTTGATTAATCCAATCACGGCTATGACTATTAATAATAAAGGTTTTTTTAACAATTGGTTTTTTTGCTGCAACTGACTTATATATATGTTCTGTTATTGAAGATAATGCTATCTTATTATCATCTATTTCAGTAATTTCTTCTGTAGCAATAGAGCTATTTGCAATACTGTCTATTTTATTTTGATCCAATAATAAAGAATTAGTAACTCTTCGTTTTTCTTCAAGCTCTTGTAGTTTATTTAATAATTCATCATCTTCTGAAATCTTTTGTTCTATTGTATCATTTTGAGATATATATTGATTATATATTACATGAGATGTGTCGATGCTATGTTCTACAATAGAATTTTGTTCATCTTTTATATCATTTAATTCTGATTTTTCCTTATCCATTTTAATTTGTTTCCCGACAAATTCTTTTACTTTTGCAAGTGTCAGATTATTCAATTCAATTAATTTAACAGATATGTTTAAAAGTATAGCATCATTGCTAATAACAGATATTATATTATTAACAATTTTATCTAATGTTTTGTCATTAATAGAAACATTATATTTATCTTTAATCATTTTCAAAGAAGCATTAATAAGAATATCTCTATTTTTAGGAGATTTATATTCATCTAAAATTCCCATTCTTATTACTTAATAATAATACAAAATACATATAAAAATAAACACATTAGAAACAAGAACAAAAAAATATAATAAAATTATTGAAGAAGTTAATAATACAACTTTTATAAGTGGAAAAAATATTAAAGAAATTGAGAGCGTTTTAAGTCATCATAATAAAAAAACTTGCAATTATAATAAGTTCAAAAAAATTTTAATTGAAAAAAATAAATTAAACTTATTGTTATTTTCTCATTATGAAAAGACTTTTTTTAGAAAGTTCAAATTAAACAGGTATATAAATACACAAAAAAGTGAGAGTAAAATGATAAAGAACTTTACTAAAAAGTTTGGAGAACCTAATGATGTATTGTTTATAATGGGAGATTATGATAAAGGTGGTAATAATATGAGTGGTTTAGAACCTACAATATGTAAAAGGTTTAGAAAAATATTTAAAAATGCAGGATTTAGAACTTATTTAGTAAATGAATTTAGGACATCTAAATTATGCAATTGTTGTCATCACGAAATAGAACCATTTATGATAAGACAAAGTCATAAACCAAATGATATCAAAGTTAATAAAAAAATAACTATTAATGGATTACTTTCTCATCAAGAGGATAAGCAGAAATGCGAGATAATTCATAATAGAGATAAGAACGCTGCACAAAATATGTTAAATATTGTAAAAAGTATATTTACAATAGGAAGAAAACCAGATATATTTACGAGAATTCATACATAGTCCACGCTATGTACTAACCAAATTTTTACTATTTTTGGATATTTTGTTTGCTGTTAAATCGGCGTTTTAAATGTCCAAAGGTGTAAAATCTAAAATAATGAGTTTATTGCCTAAAATACGGACATTTTATTCTATAATATCAACACCAGAAAGAATAAAAGACCATGTATATCTATAATTCGTCATATCTTAATTATTATAAGTGTTTATAATTAAAAGTTATAATGCTATCAATTAGATGGAAATATTTGAATATAGTAACGTGATAAAAATTAACACTATAGTATTTTTGAAAGAATATAAAGATATTATAATTTTTTCTTATGAATAAAATTTTCAAAATTAGGTCTGAATAAATATTGCCTGTTTTCTATCATAGAATCATCTGTTATTTTTTCATCTTTAATAATTAGTTCTGGAATATTCCTATCAATATAAGGATTACTAATTTTCAATTTTTTATAATTTAATAGTATATTCAACCATCTTATTTGGAAAATCATAGAGAACATACCACATTCTGTATTTTTTTTTTGATGTTGTTTATTATTATATGTAATTCTAAATTTAATATCTGGATATATTTTTTGTAATTGATGTTTGATACTATAAATAAATTTTTTGATATATGATGGTATAAGTTTTGCAGTACTATCATAGTAATGAGCTCCAAAAGATTTATTTTTTGGATCTATAATAATAAATGTAGAAGTCCAATGAGAACCACTTTGATTATGTTTATCAAGATTTGTAATTAATCCCAGATATTTAACTCCTTTATTAATATATTTTTTGATATCAAGAGAACAAATATGACTATATAAACATCTTCCAAATTTATCTTCTTCTGAAAAGTCTATTGGGAAGACACCTAAAAAGGAATATTTATATTTTTTTTCATTATTATATTGCATCATAACATCTTCAATATCATAATTACTTAACCATTCTATAGGGTTTTTCATCCAATTTTTAGGAGTTTCTGGTCTTAATTCATGTTCTGCAATCATTTTAATAATTTCTTTTGTTTTTGGATCTTGTGCAATTTGGTTGAGAGCACCTGTCCAACACCAATATTGCCTATCATTGCAAATAGGCTTAATTTTTTCATTTAAAACATCTGATAATTTTGCAATACTATCTGTTTTTTTAAATACAATTTTATCAGGTTTATATTTGTTCCATGATTCTATTAATTTAATAAGAGATTGCTTTGAGAATACTCGAGGATTTTTAATATTAGAAGGACTACTATATGTTGTTTTTAACATGTTATATGTCTACCATAGAGAAAGAAAATCAATCAAATGTATGAAAAAAATGACAAACAATAAATGAAAATTATTTTTAGTTTTACTGTATCAATTTGCAGTATATATATATAACATATATATAATCATACTGTATAAAATTGTATAAAAATAAAAATTGATATATATAAAGTGAAACCGTCAAAACAAAGGATGGGTATTATTGAAGATCTTCGTCAATTTGTTAATAAATACAGGGTTGAAAAGGGTAAACCTTATACCAATACAAGTATAGGTAATCCCAAATTAAGTCTTTATATCCCAGATGAAAAATATCATGACTTCATTAATATTTATGGTTTATCACTCACTAATGGTATATCTTTACATTTTACAGAAAAACCAATAGAACCAAGTCCTCTTCGTATTGATATTGATTTCAGATTTATTATACCTGAAGAAAAATTAGGTATTTATAGTTCCCACGATTCAAATTCTTCTTTCAAAAATGATAAAAAAAAATACGATAGAATATACACACCAGAAAATGTATTTCGTATATTAGACTTCTATTTCAATATAATTAATAAATATCTCAATGTGAATGATGAAACAAATATAGCATATGTAATGGAAAAACCAAATCCAATAGAATTCAGGAATAAATTAAAGGATGGGCTTCATATTATATTTCCTCATATTATAGTTAATAATAATGTTCACCATTTCATACGAAAAAAAATTCTTGATATAGCAGCTGATATGTTTAAAGATTTGCCAATATGTAATGACTATGATTCAATAATTGACAAAGCTATAATTGATGTGAATTGTTGGCAAATGTATGGTAGTAAAAAACCAGAATGTGATGCTTATAGAGTATCTAGTATATATAAGTATTCAAATAAACAGACTATTAAGTCAGAATATGTATCAAATGCAACAGATGAAATTAATTTTATCAAGTTGTTTTCTATGAGAACAAAATATGAGAATACTAAAGACTTAGTTAAGGAAGAATATGCAAATGAAATAAATGAATATGTTAAACATATACTACCAGCAGTTGATCAAAAATTAAAAAGTAGATTGCAAAATAATATCTTTGGCAAATCTCTAAATATAAATAAAAATTATGTATCAGAGGACGAGTTAATATTTGTGAAGAAGTTTGTAAACGAATGTCTTTCATATAGTAGGGCAGATAATTATACAGATTGGATCAATTTAGGATGGGTACTTCGTAATATTGATTACAGACTTCTTGATACATGGGTTGAATTTTCTAAAATTAGTAGTGTATATATGGAAGGTGAATGTCAGCAACTATGGGATAAAATGAGAAAAGATAATATGGGAATTGGTACTTTGAGATGGTGGGCTAAACAGGATAATCATATGAAATATATAGAAATAGTGGATGAAGCTATTATTCCACTTATAGATCTTTGTATAGGAAGTGATGGTGCTCATTATGATATTGCTCGTGTAGTTTATGCACAATATAAAGATGAATTCAAATCAATTTGCAAAGATATTTGGTATAAATACGATAGACAAAAACATAGATGGATTAGAGCACGAGAGGGGTTAGATCTCAGACTTATATTAAGCAGAGATATATGTAAAAAATTTATGGAAAGAGGTTTTCATTATAACAATCTATATAGCGATGACCCTACGCAAAAGGCATTAAATGATGAAAGAGGTAAGAAGTGTTTGAAAATTGCACAACAATTAAAAAATGCTAGTTTCAAGGATAGTATAATGAAGGAATGTAGAACTCTATTTATAGATGATACATTCGAAGAACTTCTAGATAGCAGGTCTCATTTAATAGGGTTTGATAATGGTGTATATGATTTAAAAATGCACATGTTTCGTGATGGGATGCCTGATGATTATATTTTCCACAGCACAAAAATAGGGTATATACCATATAATGTTCAATCAATAGAGGCTATAGAAATCAATGATTTCTTCTGTAAGATTTTCACAAATAAAAATCTACGAACATACATATTGGATGTTTTAGCTTGTGTAATTGACGGAAGTATAGCACAAGAACGTTTCTATATCTTTACTGGACAAGGTAGTAATGGTAAGTCAAGACTATTAGATTTAATACAGAAATCAGTCGGAGATTATTATTGTATTTTACCAATTGCACTTTTAACGCAAAAACGGGCAGCTAGTAATGCAGCACAAAGCGAATTAGAAAGAACAAAAGGTAGGCGTTTTGCTGTAATGCAAGAGCCAAGTGAAGCTGATAGGATTAATATAGGTTTAATGAAGGAACTGTCTGGAAATGATAGAATTTTGGTTAGAACACTATATAAAGAGCCATATGAATTTAAACCTCAATTTAAGATGATATTAACATGTAATGAATTGCCAGAAGTTCCTAGCGATGATGGTGGTACATGGAGACGTTTAAAGGTTTGTAACTTCAGTAGCAAATTTACAGAAAACCCAAATCCTGATAAACCTACCGAATTTCCAATGGATTTAGAATTATCTGATAAATTTGACAGATGGAAAGAGGTGTTTATTAGCATGTTAATTGAGAGACATAAAACAATTCAACCAAATTCTATTCATGAACCCATGGAGGTTCGAGTAGCTACTGAAAGTTACAAACAAAATAACGATGTGATTGGTCAGTTTATAAGTGAGAAAATAGAAATAAATCCAGAATTAGAATGTCGTGTTGCTATTGGTAAGTTATATAATGATTTCAGGTTATGGACAAGTGGAAATGTCCCTAAGGGAAAGAAATGTCCAGATCGTAATCAGTTAAAGGCATATTTAGAAAAACTTTTAGGAGCATACGATAATAGAGGATGGCGTGGTATCAGATTTAAACCAATGAACGATGATACAGGCGATATTGAAGATACAATGGTATAATTTTCAAAAGTTCAAGAAAATATTATTGTAATTGTAAAAATATAATAAATTAAAGAGACTTAACTACAAATTAATTTTTATTTCTTTGATGTATAAATAATGCAAATATAGTTACTTATAAAAAAAATAATGTCTATTATTAAACTTAAAAAGCGGCAATTCTTCCACCAGCCATATCAGCATCTTGCATATATTCAATTGACATTTTAAGTTTATCAGTAAAATCTTTGAAGTCATCATAAAGTGGTATATCTATAGTATTAAAACATGTATGAGATACTGGTAATTTTTTCTTTTCTTGATTACTATTCATTTCAGGAAATATATTTATTTTGTAATTAAATGTTTCATTATATTCATCAATACCAGTCCAAAATTTTAGTAGTTTCTTTGTATAAGTTATAGGGTCCCTAAGTGATATAATATATTGATAAAAATTATTCTTAATTGTATCTGAAAGTTTTATAGCTTTATAATCAAAATTTTGAACTTTTCTATTTTCATATAATAAAATATCTATAGAAACAACAAATTTATGAATTATTTTTTCAGTAATTGCTTCTTGTGTTAATTCATTATCTAATGTATCTAAACTAATATTGAATATATTCATTGGTTTTCTTATCTTAATAGCTTTGTTACCAAAAGCATCAAAAAAACATATATGATATACCATCATTTTATCACTATCTTCATTTGATTCATACAAATGCGATGAAAGAGTAGTTAAATATTTAATATAATTATCTTTATTTATTTCAAATTCACTTTTAGCATTTGGTATATTAATAAATGTATCCCAATCTATATGTGATACATCTGAAATACCCATTTCTATTTTTAAAGGTTGATGTATTAATATATTATAAGCATTATCAAAATCTCTTATCATATAATATATATAATCTGTATATTCTGTAGATAAATAATGATTACCTGATTTTTCTATATAGTGTTCTTTAAAAAATCCTGATAGTAAGTATGAAGATAGGTTATATGGAAGTTTGAAATCATTTACGAATAAAAATATTATTAGTTCTCCTAAGAATGTATAAAATTGATTTGTCGTTGCCTCATCATATTCACTATCTGGTAAACTTGGAGACCTAGAAGTTTTATCAGGTTTATTTATTTTATCACACATTTCCTTGAAATTTCTTTTATATTCTTTTTTCAAATCCTTTAAATTGAATTTTGGATTTAAAAAATATCGTTTAGTTTCCAATATCTTTACATCAGGTTTAGCAAATATTTTTTTTTGAAATAATTCTTTTGTTATATCATTAAAAACATCTTTGGTTACACCTCCTACATCTTGAGAAAAATAGTCAATACCATCATGTGATTTCTTCTTAATACTAAATTTACTTATAGGGAAAAAAAACATATTAATGTTATATTCATTCATTAATCTAATATACTCATCAAATAATGATTTCAATGGAGTACGGGTATCTATTATAATTTCTAATATAAAATCACCATATGTTGCAATATTATAATCACTTTTATACTGATTATAAATATAAACTTTTATCATAGATTTGAGCTTGCGAATATTCTTTACATTTGTCTCTAATACTCCTACATCTACATTGTTTTTTAGAGAGTAATAATTACATGTCTTTATCATATCTTTTGCAAATTGTTCCATATTTTTATCTATTTTTAGAAAATTGTAATTATACTTACATGGATATTTTTGCTGTTGAAATTCTATTGGTTCTAAATTATCTATACTCTCTATACTTTTTTTAGAACGTGGTAAAGATTGGTAAGAATTATCTTTCTCGAGCGAATTGATCATTTCTTCATAATAAAGTTTTTGCTTTAATTCTGGATGTATGTTTGTCATGAATATTAAAGAATATTTATAAGCATCATTACTACTAGCTATATATATATCAGCAGCATATTTGCTTAAACTAATTCCATTAACAGCATTAGGTTTTTTATAAAATAGAAATCTAAAATTTAAATATAAATCTGCATTGAAGTCATCTAAATTAAATAAGGTTTCTTTAAAAACTTTTTTAACAAGCTTTCTAAATTCATTAATTTCATATTTGTCATCGTTAAAAAACTCATGGTTAAATGATATTTTGTAAATTATACCATATAATAAAATTTTAAAAAAATGCTTATAATTTACTGAAGTATATTTATCAACATATTTTTTGGCGATAGGTGAGTAAATAAGCGTATTGTCATTATTTTCTATTGTCTTACTTATCCATTCTTTGATTATAGCTCTACTGTAATAAGGCGGGCTCCAATCATCATTTTGACTATTGACAACAAATCCAATTAAGGTATTCAGTTTAACAATTGCTTTTATATCAGGGTTTTCAAAAAGTTTTTTAGTTTTTGCCTTCATTTTTTCTTTGTTACTTAAAGTTTTGGAAGCATCTGATACTAAATGAGATTTTGATGGCGAAGATATATTATCTTCTCTTATGACACCAAATGTCTCACATACTTTTGATATAAGAACATTATAAGAATCTGGCGATGTTGCATTAGGGTAATCTATTTTTTGGTCATCAAACAAAGTACCATTGCTATTCTTCCATTGTTCACAAAGAGCAGGATTATTTTTTATTTTTGATAAAATCTTTTTATATTTTGTTACTGCTTTACTCATTATGCGTAAATTTCTATATGAAGATAATATAAAAATTATACATGTATAAGTATATGTGTACATTATTTGTTTTTCAATTGTTTGAATATATAAAAAAAATGATTATTTAAGATTTTAAATTCTTTCTAGTATATAAAATGGAGTTCTGTGAAGTATGTGATAATATGCTCTATGTAAAATCTAATGAAAGCAAACAATTAGTAAAATATTGTAAACATTGCGAATATCAAAAAATAGAAACCAATGTTTCTGCAATTAAAATATCACAAACTATTTATAGCGAAGATGATTTGTTATATAATCAACATGTTAATAAATATTTAAGATATGATCCAACATTGCGTAGAATTAAAGATCCTTTGATTTCATGCCCTAACTCGTCTTGTAATGTAAATGAAGATAATAAACAGATTTTATATATTAAATATGATTCCAAAAATATGAAATATTTCTATGTATGCGAATATTGTGGTGAAACATGGAAACAGAGTTAAAAACCTATATAAAAAATAAAAAATGATTGAATATATAAGAAAGAATATATATAACATTATATGTCTTTGCGATATAAGACAAATAATATTGAAGATGTTGGAAAAACTAATGAAGACTTAAATAGTGAGAAATTGTCAAAACTAATTATGACAAAATACGAGTTTGATAAAATTATTGGATTAAGAACAATGCAACTTGCTAGTGGAGCTATTCCATTTGTTAAAATAGTTGATTTAGATATTAAAAGTAATATGGAACTTAGACAAATTGCTCTTAAAGAACTACAAGAAGGTAAAATGCCATATATTATAGAACGAGTACATGCCAATAATAAAAAAGATTATGTTAGAGTACGCGATCTAGATTTAGTAGCAGTAAAATACCTTATCCGCTAATCTTTATCACAATAAAGAAATCCAAACTGATCTGTCATAACATTTTTGTTACAAATAATAATAACCTTAAAGTTTTGTAAACTTTGTTTTGCAATAATGATAATTTTTTCTAGCAATTTATATTCATCATTATCATGAATATAATATACTAGTCTCTGAGCGTTAAGAAATTCAAAAATAGCTCTATCACAATCATTAGATATGTAAATAGTCTTAATATTTTGAATATTTAAAAAAATCTTATCAAATGTAGCTTTTTTGATAGGGTTATTATAACATGATAAATATTTTGGTTCTTTAACTTTATTTTTTTCATCAATATACTTATTTATATTGATTTTGATGGATTTTAATTTATCAATATTAGATTTAGCTGGTACGTTTTCTAATCTGTGTAAATATTGACTATTATCTTTATCAGCATTCATATTGTAGAATAACAACAGTTTATTATTAGGTTTTTTTATCAACATATTATATGAGAATGCACTGCATATATCTGTCAATAATATAATAATATATCCAATATAAATTATTCTCATTTACTATTATAAATAAATAATATTCTTAAATCATTATATTATTTTGATGTAATTCCCAAATTTTTTATTTAATATGTAAAAAAGTTCATTTATGCTTTTTGTCAATATAGTTTTAGAATGTAAAAAATACTGTATGAAAAAGTAAAAATATACCACCGGCAGGATTTGAACCTGCGCGAGCTTACGCCCATCACATCTTAAGTGTGACTCCTTAAACCAGACTCGGACACAGTGGCAATTTTACCCCAAAGGGCAGTATTTTATATAAAAATAATTAAAATATCATACAACTACTTTTATGTTGTATACTTACATATTACCCTCCCACAACTTATATACTGTTCTTATTCTTATATAACTTTTAACGCTAAGTATATAAAAAAAAATTGTAATATGATAGTAAATATATATTATCACAATGGATGAAAATTATAGAATTAATGATATATATACAGTATTACAAACAATACTAGAAAATAGTATGTCATCGCACTATATTATTTTTACTATGCCTACAGAAAATGCTACTGTTTCTGCTTATAATGGTATGTATTATACAATATCTAATATCATAAATAATATAAAATCTATAAATAAAATTAAACTAGAAAATCATTATGAAAATGATATACATAAAACATTTTTAATACTTAGGAATATTGTAAACTTAAATATAAACACATATATTAAGATTATTTTAGATAAAAAAAATAAACAGCTTAAATTCAATTTTTATAACGAAATTGATTGAATTTTGATTAAAATGTGAAATTTAGGACATTGATTTCATACATGTGTTTTATTACCGTATGTAAATTAATAACATCATATTTTGAATTATGTGCATTCTCAATATTTTTTCCGAAGTAGAATTTATACAATTCATTTAATGAAGGATTTTTATAATTCCCATATCTATTCAAAATTTTTAATATAGGCTTTGTATGCTTCATTGTACAAACTAACTCTTTTTTTTCTAATTCTGTAATAATATGAAATAGTCCATATCTAAATAGCTCGGATTTAATTACATTTATATCAAATGCAATATTATGAGCAAATATATAATTTACTGATTTTAGAGATTGATAAAATTCTTCCATAATATCTATAAATGATATTCCATCATTATCAGAAATATCATTTGTAATACCGTGAAATTGTTGGTTATAAATATCAAACCCATCTCGTTTTACAATAGTGTCTTGGAGTAATACTTCTGTAAATTTCTCATCACATACCATAATTGTGAATTGAACTATTCTACTGTTATTATATTTATCTAAATCTCTATAATTAGGATAGTATCCCCATTTTAGACCTCTAGTATCTGGCAAACCGTTTGTCTCTGTGTCAAGTATTAATGCCATGACAAATACACAATTGTGTGTCAATATACACTTTTATATATGTGTGTGTCAATTTTTATTTAACAATTGAAAAATCAGCACACTTTAATTTTATAAGTTATATTTATTTCAAATTTAATGCATTTTTTAAATCCTTTATATTATATTCATATACATTACTCTGTATTATCATAAAAGGTCTAATATGTTCTGTAATATTTTTTTTTATTATATCTCTATAATTATCTTCATATAGCGTTAAATTTGTGTCTAAAGACGTTAAACTATCATTTTCATAGTATGATACTCCTTTTTTATCAATATATCTTAAATATAGCCAATATAGAACATATTCTGTCCATGATAATTTAACCAATTCATTATATAATACATGTACATTACCATATTCATGCTCTAAATATTCCATCATATCTTTAACAACTGAAGTAATTAAAATTTCAGGAGTAATAGATATTGTATTCTTCAATTTATAAATATTTGTTCTTTTTTTTATTTTTAGTAAATCTCTAGAACCTTCCCATGCATGTGGTTGACTTTCTATAGATGGTTCGGCCGCATAACGTATTTTTTTATTGTTAGTTGCAGAAAATAAATCATTATAACCAAAAGGTTTTAGGCTTATTATATCATCATCTAATATTAAATAATATTCTGTTTTAATATATTTCCATATTAAAAGTTTTAATAACATCTGTTTTCGATGGCTGGTAAAATTATACATTGGTGAAAGCATATGGTCTTCAATAATAATTTTAGTTCTTACATTATGAATATGTTTACTGACAAATTGTGTAAAATATGGTTTATCTTCTGAAGATATAATGAAATATATACAATCTATATCACTTTTTTTAAAATGTTTATCATGTGTTTTCCACGATATTTCAAAAAACCTAATTATATTATCATGAAGATGAGTATTTGGTCGCTGATCTATATGTCCTTCTTTAGACCAGAAATATGTAAATCTTTTTATTGGTATGACAATAGAATATTTTAACATTTTATTATATTACAATATTTATTTCTGATATTTTGAGTACATAATTAAAATAAAACTTAAAATTATAAAACTTTCCAGAAATTTTCAAAAAAATAAATTATGTACTCATTTTTATATTTGGAATAACTTTTAGGATATTAATACCAAATACCATATCATCTATGCTGTAAGCAAATCATTATATGATATATTGTATGACCCTTTCAAAGGATATAATAAGACATCCTTGCTACTTAAGGAGCCATATTTTGAGTACATAATTAAAATAAAACT